TCATATCTCGTTACCTTTTCTACTTTTCTTTTATCAAAATACTTTTTGTCCTCTCCTTCGTGTGTTGCCGTTGATGATGTTGCAAATAAATGCTCTACCCTGACATTTTCCAAATAGCACAAAACCCTTCCTTGTTTTAGAATATGTTGTGAAAAGATTGAATCCTGTTCTCCGTGCAAGAAGTCATCATCACGCCACCTAAAATTCTTGTAAATATCAACAGGAACAGCACAAACAGCACCGCCTAAATGCTGAACTAATCCGACATAGTGTTTATCAATATATCCATCTTTAATTCTCGGTGATCCACCTGGATGGTCTATAAGTCCTTCAATGTATGGCGACACTACTACGCCCTTTGTTCTTTCAAAGACATCTACTATTGACTCAAGCCAACCATCAGTCAAAAACTCAATATCATTGTCAACCTTGATAATAATATCGTAGTCGTAGCCAATTTTATCCAAAAGATAATTAGAACCTCTAGAAATACCCAAATTCTTATTCTCTGTGAAAATTTTAAGATTATATTCTTTTTCTTTGTCGCAAAGCCAAGTCCAAGTTTTGTCTTCGCTTCCTTGATCTAATACAAAGTGATCGAAGGGATATTTAGTTGTTGTTCTCATACTCGAAAATGTCTCTTGAGTGTATTTCAGACGATTGTATGTCATTGTGAACACTACAACTTTCAGTTTTGGTCGTTCACCAACTATTGTCTTATCTGGCCATAATTTACAACCTTGAATTGAAAAGCCATTTAATAAATCCTGAAATCTCAGATTTTCGGGGAAAATTCCTTTATCAATCAACTCTTTATATTTCTTTTGGCTCTTGTTGACATTATTCTGCCCGTGAACATAATAATCGGTGATTATAAGCGGAACTCTCTTGAACTGCTTGCCTGCTTTTGCCATTCTAACCCATAAATTATAATCCCCGTAGTATGAAAGCGACTCATCCCAACCTCCAACATCTAAAATAGCTTGTTTGCGACACAATACATCAGAGGTGTCAATAAATGGTCTTTGTGATAATTCGTGTAATGAAAATTCTGTCTTTCCCATAGGTGTTGGCGGATATTTGCCCGACTCATCTATTTGCATTCTATCCCCATAGACAACATCGTATTTAGAGCCGTCTATCTCGTTCCACAACGCTTGCAGGTGATCTTTTCTGAAAGTATTATCATCATCTAGGTAGGCGATATAATCATACTTAGCCGCTAGTGTTCCTTCGTTTTTCGGTCTAGTATGAGTTCCAAAATTCTCCTTGCGATAAATACCTTTAATTCGTGAATCGCCTTTCTCATAGTTTTGTATCAACTCTTTTGTTTTGTCAGTTGAAGCGTCATCAACAATAATAATCTCAAAATCCTGATATGTTTGCTCCAAAACACTTTTGACCGCTTTTCGCAACCGATTGTGGCGGTTATGAGTAGTGATTATAACACTTATTGACATTTATACCTCCGTCATTGGTTTAATTCTTAAAAAGCTATATTTTCTTTTCATTTTTCTCTAGCTAATATATCCTCTTTATAAACTAGATGTTGTTCTTTGTCATCTTTACCTAACGGGTCTTTGCCCTCTACAACAATCGTATTACCCGCAAAGTAATTGTACAAAACTATTTCTCCGACTTCATAATTAACACCGCTTCCAACCGCCAAAACTTTGCCTCGCTGAACTGCCAAATCATCTCTGTTTTGTTTTGTTGTTAATATAATTCCCGACTCTGTGGCTTCGTTTCTCTCTGATTTCGGAACAATCCTATCCACGAGTAAAAAACCCTCTGATGGTTTTATCATAATCTCTCCTTAATTTATATTTTTCTATTAGTTTAATTTTAAGTCCTTCAAGTGAGCGATGACGAACACCTGACAAATTCAAGTAATTTTTATGTGTCTGTCTATAAATGTTTCCAGGTGGAACTGCACCAATAAATTGAGTATAAAAATACACTCCGTCAGCCCCGCCGAAGTAAATATGTTCGCCTCTATTAGATGGTCTTCTTACCCAAAGTCCTCTATGAATACTGGAAAGGAACTTTGGTAATTGACTTCTTTTCATTTTAAGCTCTCAAGGAGTTCTAGCTTGCTCACGTTTCCGCCCGTTGCGTGAGCTTGGGGCGGAAAAGCTAAATATCAATTCTATGAATAGTTATTGATACTAGAAGCAGACTCTAATCTGATCGTCGCCGATGGTTCGAGTTGGCGAGTAGCCATTGCAAAATAGTAACCCGCTGTTGAGTAACCATTAACAGACGAAGCCGGAGCTGGGTCTTTAACGATAATATCAACATCTTCTAACTCGGAAACACCAAACGCCTGATCACCAAGCAGATAAGACTGATAAACGGTAGCCGAAGCCGATTGTGAAACTTTCCAAGAACCGACTGCACTATTCCAAGCTTCAGTTGTCTTAATAAATCGAATCTTGTGGATTTCACCAATCTCACCTTTGAGGATATTACCAAAGGTTCGAGGATCGTATTTAACGACATCTCGCCAGTTGGTATTGTCGCCCTCAATATCGTACGCAACATCCGGATGGACAACTGCAATGTAGAATCCGCTTGTGTGCGGAAGAACATTTTTGTTTTCCATCGCTGTTCGGTTCTTGCGGAAATCAGCCACATCAACGGCACAAACAGAACTTTGAGCGATTGAAGCCCTAGCTGTAAGTGCATTTGTGTAAGCTACAATTCCAGAAGAGACGAGATTGGTATCTCTAATAATTCGATCAATCTTGGCAGCAGCGTGGCGAGATAGTTTATCTAAAACTTCATCCATTGAGCCGTTAATCCAGACCTTGGCGGTTTGTCGGGAGATTGTGATCGCATCGTTGTAAGGGGTAAGTGTTGCGGTCTTGTCTCCACCAGACAAAGTGTATGTAGTTGGGTCAACATTTTCTGTGGCTGCTGTCGTGTGAATCGACATATCAGCCATTGAAAGCCAGTGAACCGATTGACCTTGACCTGCTGGAATTCTTCCCATTACGCCCAAGTCCTTCAAAACTAACTGTGAACGCAGTTCTTTCAAAAATTTCTCGTGCCAATACTGCTTGAATAGAGTCGCTGATGTGTTGGCGCTTGTTACACCAGCCATCTTGACTCCTTTTTTAATGTACTAATTAACTTTGTGGAAAATATCTCTCTAAAAACACTTTCTTCTCCTCTGTTGAGAGAGAATTATAAGCATCTTGCGAAAGATTATCACCTGTCTTTGCTCCCGCCTTTTCGGTGGTCGAACGCATTTGACCTGTGATCTCTTTCTCTTTTTTCTTTGCGCCCTCTTTAACGCCACTTTCTTTACCAGAATTACGGATTTTATCTTGCATCCGTGCCGCATCATAAAGTGATTTTGCTCGTCCTGATTCATACAAAGACACGATTGCTTCTGAGGCATTTCGGTCATTTGCCAAATCAGGAAAATCCCTTTCAATCCTTTCGGAATCAGTGATTTCTTGGGCACTTCTTCGTGCGACCTCTTGACTGGTTTGGATCAGTGAAGCTTGATATTGCCCCATTGCCTGACTAAAGGCAACAGAATCAAGATTGCCATACTGATCGGTGAACTGGTTAATATCGGGCATTTGCAACGGAGCAGTCCTTCTTGCTTGCGTTAGTTGTTCATAAGCACGGGCTTTCTCCTCAACCTCCCTACGATTGCCAATTAGCTTTTCAGCTTCTTGGTGCATCCGCACAATCTCTTGTTTGGATTTACCTCGATACTGCTCTGGCAAATCTTCATCCTCGCTACCTTCGGTGGTTGTCTCCTCAGACGATTCAGACGACTCATCGGTGTCGTCAACCTGTTCCTCTTGGACGCTGTCCTCCGTAACTACTGGGGTGTCAACGCTACCCTCTTGGTCTTCTTCCATTATTTTCCTTTCACGGATGCTTTCACACTACCCGTAATTATATGGTTTTTTTCTTAACCTCTTTTTTATCTTCGGTTTCATTTTTAATAAACGATAGCAAATCAGATATGACCTTATACTGTCCGTTATAAAACCATCCCCATTTAACAGCTTCGTCTGATTTTAAGGTAATAAAATCTCTTTTAATCGCATTAGTAACCGAATTGTCCCGATTGTCCAGCCATTCCTTGATTATCGCCCATCCCTGTGTCGAAATTGTTTCCAGCAAGATTATCTGTTTCTCCTTCTTGCTCTTGTCCATTTGCTGCTCCGTTTATTAAACTATTTGGAATTATAAATCTGTCTAACTCTTCGATGTCTAAATATTCTCCTGCTTCTTTGACTGCCAATGTTCGATTAAAATTAGGTATCATTGTATTAGCCCAGTCAGACCATTCCCTGAAATTAGCATATTTGGTTTGCTTGTCTATAAAACCAACAGAGCCTGGGACTATTTCTATTTGCCAATCAGCAGCAATTAAGAGGTCTTTACCAACCACTAAAATCCTATTATCTATTCCAAATTCAAACATTCGATTCTTCTCTTCATCGGAAACAATCTCTGAAAAGTGCTGTTTATCAAGGTCAAGAAAAGTATATGCGATTTTTCTCAGTACTGATTTCTCAAATCTCTTAAGTGTTAAATCAAATCTTGTCTGTGCTTCTTGAATGATGATTGAAGTTCCTCTCGCTGTTCCTTGTGTTTTATCCACAGATGAATTTGGCGTTCCACCAGAATATCCTGAAAATCCTGTTGCTCTCTCAATATCGGCAATTAACTCTTGACCTGACACAAATGCCGCTTGTGGAACACTACCCTTATTTAGCGGTGTTACTGCATCAACCGAATCAGTATGAACTATTGGATAGCCGTCAATAATTGCGTCTTCGTCAACATTTCGATTATTTATAACCGCAAATTGTTGAGTAAGTAGATTAGATACATATTCAAGTCGCTGAGTAAGTGAAATGTTAATCGCTTTCTGTTCGTCTTGTATCGGCTCTAGTGCTCCTATACCATAAAATTCGTGTGGGACTTTAATATATTGCATTGCAACAAAAGGTTTCTTGCCGTGATTATACGGATTGTCTTCGTCTTTAATTACGGTCGATTCATTAGCTACAACTATTAANCGATCNTCTTCCCAGTATTCTAATAGGTGGATTTTGTCTTTGTATTTTTCAGTAGTGTTGCCTTTTGAACCAATACCTCTGGCTGTTTCAATACCTGTCCGATCTGATTTATTTGTTCCGCCCTCTATCTCATCGACATTGGAGTAATATCCCATTGCTTGTTTTTCTTCCAGGTACTCTT